CTATACCAATGGAAGTTTGAGCAGTTGTTCTTCAAGTATGAGGAGGTACTACGTGACAGACAATGAGTGGCCTATGGAGGCAGACTTTAGTGACATCAGACCTATGACACCAGAGGAACGCAAGGCATCTAAAGATCGTGACGAAAAGAATAAGTGGCGCAAGTGTGTTAGTTGTGGTAATTCAAGTAAGGACACGTGGTGTGGGTTCTGTCTGGAGGAAGAGTAATGATAAACAGTGAATGGAGACGCTTGATGAAAGAGCATGAAGACTTTAAGGGTAGCGTAGTAGCTGAACATACAGCTGATAACGTGAACAGCCCAGCGCACTACGGCAAAGGAAAGATTGAATGTATTGATTACATCGAAGACTTCCTAACTAAAGAGGAATACATTGGCTACCTACGGGGTAACATAGCTAAGTATCTACACCGCTGGCGTTACAAGAACAAGCAAGAGGATCTACTCAAGTCACAGTGGTACTTAGATCGTCTGATACATATGGATGGAAAGGACACGGCATGATACCTGTAGGTCAACTACGTTTGTTACTCACCAAGGCAGGGCTTGAGTATGTTATCACTCGTGTTGAGGGTAACGTAGCACACGTCAACATACTTGTAGCGGAGCCGTCAGATGTACAGCGTTGAGTTTGAGCATGACATTGCTATCGTTACTAGTATGGACGAGCATGATGAGTTTGAGGACTTGGAGGTGGTGCTTGCTGATGAGGGTACGGTTTACCTCAGGCAGTACGATGAGTCCTATAAAAGTTACCAGCTTATCGTAATATCTTATCAACAGCTACTAGACTTAATCACTTCACTAGATCAGACAGAAGGCATGTGGAGATTAGAACCCATAAAGGACACACGATGATAGAATATCTATATGGGGCAGCTACTATGTATGCGTTGGCTGCTATCCTATTGCTTAATGTAACAGACCCGACTGATCCTGAGAAACCCAACTCACACATATGGTTCTCACTTGGTTGGCCCGTGGCAGCTATCGTTTCTGTATACGAGTTCCTTCGTTACGGATCAAGAGAGGACGAATAACATGACAGAGACAGCATTACTACGCAACCTAATGAACAAAGAGTTCTACGACAACCACAAGGGTATGCGTTGTCCTGATGCGCTGTTCACTAAGGACATGCGTAAGATCAAGCAGGCTCTGGATCAGGCTATGTCGCTATATGAAAAGAGCATCACACCCTCTGAACTAGAGGCACTGTTCTTTACAGCTAACCGTACTATGACTACGGCTAACAAGGAGGCATACTCTCACCTGTTCAAGCGCATTGAGAGTGAGTCTCCTATGCACGAGGATATTGCTACTGAAGTATTGTCTCGCCTGTTCCAGCAACACGTGGGTGAGTTAGTAACTAACCTAGGGTTTAACTATGTTAACGGAGAGGAGAACAACCTAGAGAAGCTACGCAAGCTAGTCGAGGACTACAAGGATGACTTCACACCTAACCTCAACATCCAGTTCGAGGACATTGAGTTGGACACTATCCTTGAGGGTATCCAGATTGAGACACAATGGAAGATGAACATCCCTAGCTTACGTGATCGTGTCGAGGGTATCAGTGGTGGTCACTTAGTTATGGTAGGCGCACGTCCTAACACAGGTAAGACTACCTTCCATGCGTCACTCATTGCTGCACCTAATGGGTTCGCTCATCAGGGTGCTAGGTGTTTGATCCTCACAAACGAGGAGAAGGCAGTGCGTGTAGCTGCACGGTACGTTCAAGCCTCCTCAGGTATGAACATCAAGCAGATCACTGAGAACAAAGCACTGGCCCTGTCACGTTACACTAAGGTCAAGCAACAGATCCAACTCAAGGATAGTACAGGCAAGGACATGGCCTGGGTTGAGGCTGTAGTTAAGAGCTACAAGCCAGACATCGTAGTGCTAGACATGGGTGACAAGTTCGCTAGCCGTACCTCTGACAAGTCGGATGTGTACCTAAAGGATGCAGCTATCCATGCACGTAACATCGCTAAGATCTACAACTGTGCTGTGATCTGGATGTCACAACTTAGTGCTGATGCCGAGGGTGTAGTGCAACCTAACATGTCTATGATGGAAGGTAGTAAGACAGGCAAGGCAGCTGAGGCAGACTTGATGGTGCTTATCTCTAAGAACAGACAGGTTGAGGGCGTTGACGAAGAAGAAGACTTGACACGCTACCTGACTATCGCTAAGAACAAACTCGATGGCGGTTGGCATGGACGTATTACTTGTGAACTGGATGGCGACATAGCACAGTACACAGCTTAAGGAGAGATGATGAGAACAGTATTAGACGTAGAGAACAACACTACTAAGCGAGAGGGTAAGACCTTGCTTGACCCTTGGGAGCCAGGTAACTTCTTAGTGCAAGTGGGTACTCTCAATGTAGACAAGATTGACGAAGAGCATATACTTACCTTCGATCACAAGGAGAGCAAGGACACAGGTGGTGGTGCTGCGTTTGTACTACAGGCTGTACTGGATGAGACTTCTCTTTTGATTGTACACAATGCACGGCATGACTTACCTTGGCTATGGGAGTCAGGCTTTACCTATGACGGTGAGGTGTATGACACTATGATAGGTGAGTACCTACTGCTGCGTGGTACAAAGCGTGGTATAGGCTTAGGGTATTGTGCTGAGGTGCGTGACCTACCGTCCCGTAAGACTGACGTACTAAAGGAGTACTATAAGAAAGGATACAACACAGATGAGATACCCCTCGCTGAACTAAGAGACTACCTAAGGTGTGACTTAAATGTCACACGTGAGTTGTTCCTTGCTCAAGAGGAAGACTACTCTAAGCCTGAGAGCCAGTCTATGATAAGGGTGCGGGACATAAGCATGAAGGTTGCAGTTACACTATGCAAGATGTACCAGCGTGGGTTCAAGGTAGATCGTGCTGCACTGGATGAGGTACGTAAAGAGTTTGAGGATGAGAAGGCACAGCTAGAGACACGCCTTAACATGCACGTGCGTAAGCTTATGGGTGACACGCCTATCAATATCAACTCATCCGAGCAGATGTCCAACGTGATCTATAGTAAGAAGCCTAAGACTAAGAAGGAATGGGTAGAGTTATTCGATCACGTCAACAACAAGGATGAGTACAAGTCTACCGTAGCAGCTAACACGGATCGTATCTTCAAGACACAAGCCTATACGTGTGAGACTTGCGAGGGTACAGGTAAGACGTATCGCATCAAGAAGGATGGCACTAAGTATGCAAGGCCTAACAAGTGTAAGGACTGTGAAGCTAGAGGGTATCGCTTGAAGCAGCTGAACCAAGTGGCAGGGCTTAACTTCTCTGCGCCCAACAAGGATTGGGTCAGTTCTAGTGGGTTCTCTACATCAAAGGGTAACCTGGAGATACTGATTGCTACTGCTAAGAGTAAGGGTATGTATGATGCGATAGAGTTTCTTACTGACTATCGTAGGCACAATGCTGTGGGTAGTTATCTGTCTAACTTCGTAGAGGGTATTGACTTGTTCACTAAGCCTGACGGTATGCTACACGTTGATCTATCCCAGACTACTACATCAACAGGCCGCTTCTCTGGGCGTAACCCTAACATGCAGAACATGCCACGAGGTAACACCTTCCCAGTTAAGAAAGTGTTTGTGTCTCGTTGGGAGGGTGGCTACGTTATGGAGGCTGACTTTGCCCAGCTTGAGTTTAGAACGGCTGCGTTCCTAGCACAGGATGAGGTAGCTATGCAGGAGATTGACGATGGCGTAGACGTACACGCTTACACTGCTCAGGTTATCACTGATGCGGGTGAGCCTACTACCAGGCAGGAAGCAAAGGAACACACGTTTGCACCCCTCTTTGGGGCTACAGGTTATGGTAGAAGTACAGCTGTCAAGGCTTACTACGAGCACTTCACTGAGAAGTATAAGGGAGTAGCTAAGTGGCATAAGAAACTAGGGAAGGAAGCAATTACCCTACTAAAGATTACTAACGTAAGTGGTAGGCAGTATGCATTCCCTGACGTACACCGCAGAGAGAATGGCAGCATAAGCCACATGACTAGCATCAAGAACTACCCAGTGCAGGGCTTCGCTACAGGTGATGTAGTACCCGTGGTACTGATGGAGTTGGAGGAGAGGCTCAAGCCTTTGCAGTCGTGCTTGGTTAATACTGTACATGACTCCGCTGTTATAGATATACACCCAAAGGAGAAGGACTATGTGATTGCTATCATACACAGTATGAACGAAGACCTAACTCGTATCATAGCTGAGGCCTATGATGTTGAGATGAATGTACCACTATTATTAGAAGCTAAGATCGGGCCGAATTGGCTTGACACAGTGGATGTATAGTGCTATAACTAGACCTCTTTAACCCGTACACAGAAAGGTTCTTGTACAATGACTAGCACAGAAGTAACACTAACAACTGACGGACGTTCTATTGCAGAGATGATGGGTCTCTCGAAAGGTAGCAGTGGTAAGCGCTCAATGCTTGCACGGTTCAGTCAGATCCATAGCCCACTCAAGGGTGACATGGAGATCAACGGCAAGGCTGTTCGAGTAGACGTTGTACCAGCTGGTGCATACAAACTCTTACAGTCGGATGATAAGGTAGCCTATGCAGTCTCACCTAAGATCCGCATCTACGCACAGCGTATGCAGTGGACACGTTGGGACTCTGATGAAAACACTATGGTTAAGACGGTACTCGTTAACAACTTGACGGGTGACCTCAAGGATAACACAGGAGGCTTCAATGCTGGGCGTCCGTCTGGTTACGTTGAAGACTTCAAGTCTTTACCTAAGGCAACACAAGAGTTGATGCGCAATACTAAGCGTACTAAGGTTGTGTTCGGTACTGTAGTAATGCAGGGCGCTACTGATGAGCACGGTAATGCTATTGAGGATGCATCCATCACAGAGCAAGAGATACCCTTTGTGTTGGATGTAAAGAGCCGGGGTAGTATCACGGCAGTAGATGACATTATGAAGTCTATTGATCGTAAGAACTCTCTACCTCTGCAGTACTTCCTTAACATGGGTGCAGAGATGCACAGTATGCCTAACGGTAGTGAGTACGCCACGTTTGACATCACCCTGGGTGACAAGGTAGACTTAGTTGAGGCAGACAAGGACATCCTTGACGGGTTTATGGAGTGGATTAGCGGCATGAACAACTACATTAACGACACGCATAACGAGAAGAGCGGTAGCTCTGGCCTGTCTGCTACTGAGGAGTCCATCATCAACGACATCATTGACGTAGAGGTAGCTGAATAATGAACCACGTTGCTGAACTGGCACTACATACATTCCTACAGAAGGCACTGGCTGGCGAGTCTACAGTAGATGAATCTGTAATCTCTAAGGTAGGTGAAGACGTAGCGGATGCTATGCGTAAGCAGTTCAGCAGCGGCCCTCGTGATGAGTTCAAGCTTAGGATGTCCAACCTCGGGCGTCCTAAGTGCCAACTCTGGTACGAAAAGAATGACCCAGAAGATAAGATACCTTTCCCTCCACACTTCCTGATGAACATGATCTTAGGAGACATTGTGGAGGCGGTATTCAAAGGGTTACTTCGGGCTGCTGCTGTTGAGTTTACTGACAATGAAAAGGTTGTACTCACCCTGTCTGACGGTACAGAGATCAACGGTGAGTTCGACATGATCTTAGATGATAAGGTTGATGACGTTAAGTCTGCCTCACCCTGGTCTTACATGCATAAGTTCTCAGACTTCGAGACCTTAGCTAAGGGTGATGCCTTTGGTTATGTGAGCCAGCTTGTAGGCTACGCTACTGCAGCTAACAAAGGAGTAGGTGGCTGGTGGGTAATCAACAAAGCTAATGGTCACTTCAAGTATGTTGATGCATCATCCGTAGATGTCGATCAAGAGTTAAACAAGATCGAAGACACGGTAGCTTACATCAAGGAGGACAAACCTTTTGAGCGTTGCTTTGAGGCTATCCCTGAGACGTACCGCAAGAAACCGTCAGGTAATCTAAAGCTTGGCGTATCGTGTGGCTTCTGTGCTTACAAGCATAAGTGCTGGCCTGACTTGCAGACCTTACCGTCTCGTGTCTCTACTGCTAAAGAGAAACCTATGGTAGACTATGTGTTTATAGGAGATGAGCTTGGTAGTACGGAAGCATAACGCTAACAGATACCGTAGTGGCTTAGAGAAAGTTGTAGCTGAGTACCTGAAACAAAACAAGAAGAACTTTAGGTATGAAGATCTTAAGATTGAGTGGAAGGATCTCAGGTACAGGACTTATACTCCAGACTTTATACTAGACAACGGTATCATAGTTGAGACAAAGGGTATCTTTGATAATGAAGACAGGCGTAAGCACCTAGCAGTAAGGGAACAACACCCTGAGTTAGACATCAGGCTAGTGTTCAGTAATGCCAAGGCTAAGTTATACAAGGGTTCTAAAACAACATATGCAATGTGGTGTGAAAAGAATAACTTTCTGTATTCACATAGGGTAATACCCCCTGACTGGCTTGAAGAGAAAGGTAAGGCAGTCAAGACCAAGCGTATCAAACTTAAGGTAGGTTCTTAATGGATGAGAAGTTCAGTGTAACACTTGTATTAAATGTGGATAGGGATGCTAACTTCCTATCGTCAGTACAAGATGCACACCCAGAAGATGTGTATGACTTAATTAAAGATATGTTCTATGACGTTGATGATGTCAAAGTAGAAAACTTAGTAGTGAAGGA